CTGGGTTCCATTAGCCCTTTTACTCTAGAAGGAGAAAGGAAATGCCCAATGTCGAACTACTCTCGCGCCTCGGATCGGAAGAGGCATACGTCGCAGAAATGCGCCGGAGTCTCCAAACCGACCCTAAGGACGTCAGAGCAGGGTACGCCCAGCTTGTTGAAAAGCTCGCTGAGCTCACCTCGACAGAGCGGCTCCTCCGTGAGGAGGTTCTTTCTCAGGACGAGCCTTCTACTAGCGACAGGCTTCGCGGTGTCTTACTTCTTTACAACCGCGTTGGGCTTGAAGCTCGTGAAGTTCGTCTCCCTTCTCCCGCTGGTCTGGACGATGGTCAAATGACATCGCGTGGGATCAGCACGGTGAAGGGTCTCGTAGAGTTTCCGTGGCCCTCGGGTGACTCGCTGTTTGCAATTTCCGCGAGTTACAAGTTTTGGCTTTACGACTCCCACGCCCGTTTCTGTGTGGAAGCCGCCGAGGCTTACGGATTGACTGTTCCACAAATCGATGCTGTTACCTGCGGAGTTTTCGTGCAGGCAACGAAAGACATCGACGAGCAGATCAGAAGGCTGTACGGTGGCGATTCATCTCGCCTGGTGCGTGAACCTTACGTGCCCAGAGTTCTGGCCCGTGAGCTGACGCTCTAACCGTACTACATACAACCCAGGAGTTTACTGCGCGGCCCTTAGGCCGTCCCGTTAGGGAAGACATGTCGTATACGAAAGACACATCTAAGTACGTCCAATCACTAATATGGGCGAGGGATACGAACTCCGGCAACCCTGCGTATCGTGAGCTTACTGCTTTTCGCAAGCAGACAAAGCTCGTGAATACGAGGACCGGGGAGACGCTCCCGAAGCACAAGGAAGTGATCAAGGCTAGGGGTAATGCAACAACGCCCCTTACAGCTGTGTCTGCCAGCTTCCGTGGGACCCGTCATCTGGAATGCAAGGTTGTCGCAGACCAGAATGGCGAATTTACCCAGGAGGCTCGAGGTCATCTGCTTAGTTACGCGATGAACGAGCCGTTTTACTCTGGCGCATGGACATCGTCTGCAAACAGCCGGGCATCAGAACGCGCGCTCGCCGCAGTACGTGAACTGGCAGTTTCAATGTCAGGACCCACGTTCATAGGCGAGTTGCGAGAAACCGTTCGGATGTTGAAGAAACCAGCTGCAGCGTTGTGGGATGGCATGCAACAATACGTGGTGGACCTTAGGAAACGGAATGCGGAAAATCGCAAACGCTACTTTGGGAAGAAGCCGCGTAAATACGCACGCAACCTCTCCGACATCGCAGCGGGTTTATGGCTTGAGAAATCGTTCGGCTGGGATCCTTTCCTTGCTGATATCCAGGCTGCCCAAGAGACCTACTCTGATCTGGTCGGTTTTGACCGGGTCAAAGCGTTCTCTGTCGGCGGCAAGGATGGAAAGCTGGTGGACTCATCTGATGGTTACCTGTACGTTCCCCCTCCCGGTTCGTATTTGATCTACAAGATCAGTATGACCGATGAGGAAACGGAACGCGTTAGGTACCGCGGTGCCGTACGTATGCAAGCCGAAACGACCGCTCTGGATCACCTCGCTAGGTTCGGTTTTACACCCAGCGAATTTGTTCCTACGGCATGGGAGCTTCTCCCGTGGTCGTTTCTCGCGGACTACTTGGCCAATATTGGCTCGATAGTTAGTGCTGCAGTTACAGACACCTCGAACGTTATCTGGCTCTCCAAATCTACCCATAAAACCGTGGATCGCAAGATTCGCGCCCACTGGGCTGAGACGGAAATCAGGAACGCTCTTGGCATCCAAAATATACGCACTAGCTACGGTTCGCCCGGTGCTTTTCACTGGCGCAAGACAAGCCTTGGTCGATCGGCAGTAGGTGGGATTGACTTCCCCACCTTCTACTGGAAATTCCGACCATCTCCGGTCCAGCTAGGGAATGTTGCTGCCCTGCTGCAAACGGTTGGCATGAACTTGCATTCACAGCGACCTTCGAAGCGCAATTACCGGCTTTGATCGTCTCCTTTAGGAATTTCCTCCAATGGCAATTACTTTTACTTCCCCGGTAACGGGAGCCGCACAGACGGGATTTACGTCCCCGACCTACACCATCACCGCTACCATCGCCCCTGAAGTTAATCAGAAACAATGGGCGGTCACGGCGCTTGGTGGTACTCAGGCCGGTGTCGCTGTTCATTCCGGTGCCAATCCGTTCACCCTCACGTGTTCGCAGCCCAAGGCCTACAAAATCCTTGGGAAGGCGAATCCCATCACGAACGTCATTTCGAACGTTCCGATGAACGTGTACAAGATCGGTGTCCGTAAGGGGGCAGTCCCTCTTGCTGGCCAGCCGTATTCTCTGGCCCAGGGCTGGATCACGATGAGTGTTCCGTCTGGGTCGGATACTGCGGACTCGGCTAGCCTGAGGGCGATGCTGTCCCTGTTGTTCGGTGCTGCAACCCAGCAATCTGCTGGGATCGGCGACACCGTCGTAAGCGGCCTGATGTAGCACATAGGCCGCGACACCTATCTGGCACGTTCATCAATAGATTACGTGAGGAGACGAGATGTTCATCTGGGATGACACCCTTGAATCCCTACTGGAAGCGGACTTGTACTCGGCGGGCTGGGATGGCGCAAATGCGCCCTATCCTGGACAGTCGGTACACCAGTTTACCCTGATGTCTCAGCGAAATGCCTTGGTGAAGAAGTACCTTCCTGGTACTTCGCCTCGGAACCCCGCTGGGGACAAAAGGGCGATTGCACTGTTTCTTGAGTGTAATTCGCGGTGTGCTGGTTTCTCCTTAGATAGTGCCCCCCGAACGGAAGTTGAGGAGGTCATTATAGGACAGGTGAAAACCTTCCTGTACGACTTCTTTGTACCGCAACCGAAGCTGGTTCGGTACTCGTACGTGGAAAACCGGAAGGTCTACGCGTACGCGACTCCTCGAGACCCCATTCTTTACTTCGGTAACATAACGAGGTTCTTGGATGTGGGCCCCGGCGCGAGCATCGACACGAGGTCGACGAACTTCTATACGAAGTTCGCGAACTCAACTCTTAGCTCTACAAGTACCGCACTGCATGATCTTTACGTGCAGGCAATCTCCTATAACCCAACCTGGTCCGCTTGTGAAAGGCTACGAGCGCAGAGTATGGGGCGGAAGATTGTTTCCGGTAGCCGTCTGTCCTGTGTCGCAAAAAACAGGAAGATCAGCAGAACCATTTGCACCGAGCCCCTTCTGAATATGATCTTCCAGAAGGGAGTTGGATCCGCAATCGAAGAACGCTTGCGCGAGGTCGTTGGAATAGACCTCTCTACGCAACCGGACGAGAACGCGGAGCTTGCTCGGATTGGATCACTGAGCGGCAAGTTTGGTACTATTGACTTGTCAAGTGCCAGTGATACCATATCGCTGCCTCTTGTGGAGGCGTTGCTGCCGAAGGAGGTTGTATCCATCCTTAGGCTGTTTCGCTCACCAATTACCGTCCTTCCAGATGGTGAGGTGGTTGAACTGCACATGTTGTCGTCTATGGGGAATGGTTATACTTTCCCCCTCCAGACGCTTCTGTTCACTGCTGTCGTCAAGGCCGTCTACGAGGTGCTGGGACTTCGGTTCCAACACTTTCGGGGCAAGGTGGAGCGTAAAGGCAGTAGTACTTTTGCTGTCTTCGGAGATGACATCATCGTCAGACGAGAGGCTTACAACCTCGTCGTACGGATGCTGACCCTCTTCGGCTTCACGGTCAACCTTGACAAGTCGTTTAACGACGGCTACTTCCGAGAGTCGTGTGGCCACGATTACTATCACGGCCACAACGTTCGCGGTGTGTATCTTCAGCACCTTACGGACGTCTACGACTGCTGCTCTGCTATCAATCGTTTGAATAGATGGTCAGCGGCTCAATGTATCCCTCTGCCGATCACCGTCCAATTCCTTGCACGGCGTGTGCCCAAGAGGCATGTGCCGTACGAGGAGTCAGACGACTCTGGCATCAAGGTACCGCGAGCCTTGGCAGAGGGGGTCAAGTTTGAAAGCAACGGTTGTATCTCTTACCGTTACTTTCACCTGACTCCTTCAACCATTAAGCTGCCCGTCCGTTCGAAGAAGGTGGCACGCGAGATCGGCTGGTTTGAAAACCCAGACGGTCTTTTGCTTGCCTTCCTAGCAGGGCGCATATTGCGTGGTTCTGTCGGCGTTCGATCTAAGAGCCGACGTGCCAAAGTATTGAGACGGACCACT